TGCTCAAGAAAAGCAAACTGCTGAACTTGACATGGAAACTCAAAAAGTCAATTTGGACAATTTGAAGAATCCTCCTGCACCTCCTAAAGCGTCAGGAAATTCAAACACTAAATAGTATCGAGGTTAATTATGGAACCCACTAAAATTGTTGACATGGTTATGAGGGATCATCTTGCTGATGCTTCTGATGCCGTGAAAGATATCATTATGAACAAAGCAGCGCAAATCCTTACTCTTGAAAAAGAAAGGGTTGGCGCAAATTTGTTTAAAGAATTAGAAACCGAACCCGAAGAAACAGAAGATGAAACTGATCACGGAACAGATTGAGAGCGTAGAGTTTCTCATTGAAGAAAATGGTTCTAAAAAGAGCCACTTCATTGAGGGTATCTTTCTGCAATCTGATATCAAAAATAGAAATGGTAGAGTGTATCCAATGAACGTTCTTGAAAAAGAAGTTCAAAGATATACTGAAAACTTTATTTCTAAAGATCGTGCATTAGGAGAACTCGGTCACCCCGAAGGTCCTACTGTAAATCTTGATCGTGTATCACACAAGATCGTATCTCTCCAAAAAGAGGGATCTAATTTCATCGGTAAGGCAAAAATTCTCGATACCCCCATGGGTAAGATTGCAAAATCATTAATCGATGAAGGGGTAAAACTTGGTGTTTCTTCAAGAGGTGTTGGTTCACTTCAAGAAAGAAGCGGCGTAAATTATGTCCGTGATGATTTCATGCTCGCAACTGCTGCTGATATTGTAGCAGATCCATCTGCACCTGATGCTTTTGTTGAAGGTATTATGGAAGGAAAAGAATGGGTATGGGATAATGGAATTCTTCAAGAGCGTCATATTGCTCAAATGAAGAGAGAATTAGATCACGCAACTCTGTATAACCTTCAGGAGCGCAAAGTTGCCGCGTTTGAACAATTCTTAAAAGGATTATAATTTATAAATAAATTTAGAATATAACAGAATTATATCAAAGGAGAATAGCACATGTCAGCATCAGTTGACCAAAAATTTGAAACTTTCGTAGAAGAAACTCTTGAGGAAAAAGCGCCAACTGATGGTGCCAAGAAGGCAGACGGCATGGTTGCTGCATCTATTCCTGCTCCTCAAGATACCGCAAAGGATAACCTTGGCGGTCCTACCAACCAAAATTACAAGCAGGATAATGATTCCTCCAAGATTGCCAACAAGGGCACATCAAAGGTTAACGATGGTCATGTTACCAAGAATGCAAAACCTGGCGATGGAGCACCTGCAAAACTGAAGGAAGAAGAGGAGACCACTGATGAGGTAGTTACCGAAACTCCTGAGTTCAGCGTTGAAGAAGACGTTAATGCTCTGATCGCTGGCGAAGAACTCTCTGAAGAGTTCAAAGAAAAAACAAGAACAATCTTCGAAGCAGCAGTCAAGTCAAAACTTGCTGAAGAGACCAAGAAGATTGAAGAAGCATTTGAGGCACGTCTTTCTGAGCAAGTCGAAACTGTTAAGTCAGAACTTGCTGAGAAGATGGACAAGTTCCTCAATTATGTTGCTGAAGAGTGGAAGAAAGAGAATGAAATCGAACTCCACAACGGCATCAAACTTGAAATGGCAGAATCCTTCATGTCTGGCATGAAGGCACTTTTTGAAGAAAATAATGTACAACTCCCTGAAGATAAATATGATGTTCTCGAAGAGATGACAAGCAAACTAGATGAGATGGAAGAGAAGCTCAATGAGCAGATTGAAAAGAACATGTCACTCAATGGCACAATCAAGACCTTTGTAAAGGAATCGGTTGTTGCTGAAGTTTCTAAGGGTCTTGCTCAAACCCAAGCAGAGAAGCTTGCTTCTCTTGCAGAAGGCGTTGAGTTCGAATCCGAAGAGTCCTTTAAGTCCAAACTGGAAACTATCAAGGAAAATTATTTCCCTAAAGCAAAGGTTGAACTGAAGGAAGACATTGCAACTCCAGAAGTTGCATCGCCCGCTGAGGGTCCAATGGCTGCCTATGTTCAGGCAATTTCCCGTTGGAAATAATTATTAACTAAACCACTACTACTTACTAGGAGAAAAAACATGTTAGGCATGTCCCAACAACTCCAGGAGAAGTGGGCACCTGTTCTTGAGCACGGTGATCTTCCTAAGATTGAAGATAACTACAAGAGAGCTGTCACTTCTATCCTGTTAGAAAACCAAGAGCGTGTAATCCGCGAAGAGCGTCAGATTCTTCACGAAGCACTCCCAACTGTTAACACTGATCCAACTGGCGCTGGCGTTCCAGGTTTCTCTAACGCTGCTGCTGCTGCTGGTCCTGTTGCAGGTTTCGACCCCGTTCTGATCTCTCTGATCAGACGTGCGATGCCAAACCTCGTTGCATATGACCTCGCTGGTGTTCAACCAATGAGCGGTCCTACTGGACTGATCTTTGCAATGCGTGCTCGCTACGATGGTCAGCAAGGCGCAGAAGCATTCTTCAACGAAGTTAATCCTAACCAGTCAGGTACTCAGGGCGCTAATGACGTTTCTGGTGCTGCTGATGCTCTGGTTGGTGACAACCCTGCTGTTCTGAACGACACCTTCAGTGCAAATGAGTCCACCGTTCAGGGTTACTACGGCAATGGTTACGCAATGTCCACTCAGGATTCTGAGGCACTGGATAGCGATGGCAATGCTCCTGACTTCCGTGAGATGGGTTTTAGCATCGAGAAGGTTGCTGTTACCGCTAAGTCACGTGCTCTGAAGGCAGAGTACAGCATCGAACTCGCACAAGACCTTCGTGCTATTCATGGTCTTGATGCTGAGTCAGAGCTGGCAAACATTCTGTCCTCTGAGATCCTTGCTGAGATCAACCGTGAGGTTGTTCGTACCATCTATAAGTCCGCTAAGCGTGGTGCTCAGCATGATACCGCAACTGCTGGTATCTTTGACCTCGACGTTGACTCCAACGGTCGTTGGTCGGTTGAGAAGTTCAAGGGTCTTCTGTTCCAAATCGAGCGTGATGCAAACGCAATTGCACGCGAAACTCGTAGAGGAAAGGGCAACATGATCATGTGCTCTGCTGACGTTGCTTCGGCACTGGCAATGGCTGGTATGCTCGATTACACCCCTGCTCTGGAAGGCAACAACCGTCTGGCAGTTGACGAAACTGGTAACACCTTCGCTGGTGTTCTGAACGGTCGTTACAGAGTTTATATCGATCCATATGCAACCATCACCCGTGGTGGCACAGGTTCCCAGTCAGGCAACCAGTACTACGTTGTTGGTTATAAGGGTACTTCACCTTATGACGCAGGTATGTTCTACTGCCCATATGTACCTCTGCAGATGGTACGTAGCGTTGGTCAGGATGACTTCCAGCCACGTATCGGATTCAAGACCCGCTATGGCATGGTCCTGAACCCATTCGCTAAGGGTTATGATGCTTATCTGTCGAATGCTGATCCTGCTGCTGCAGCAAACCTCAGCACCAACGTTTACTACAGAAGAGTTTCTGTTGCAAACCTGATGTGATCCATTCACATTTTACTGGACCCCTTCGGGGGTCCTTTTTTTATGCCTATAAATATAAACGTGAAGGATTCTATCAATGACCCTCTGTAACGAAAACTTTTTATCCCCATCGGGATTTAAATTAGTAATACCTGGATTTGAAAGTATTGGATTTCAATGCACCAGTGTAAATCTTCCTGGTGTCAGCATGGGTGGTCCTATGCAAGCAACTCCATATAACGACTTTCAACTGGCAGGAGACAAATTAAATTATGATGATTTTTCTGTTACATTTTTAGTTGATGAATCATGTACTAACTATTCACTGATTCACAACTGGATGGTTGGTATGACCTATCCTCAGAAATCTACTCAGTGGAGAGATTTTGCTAAAGAGATGAAGGATAAAAATTATCAAGTAGATAAGTCGTCTGATGAATTTTTAGATCAAGTAGATATTTATTTGCACATCTTAAATAGCAATTTTAATATTTCAACCAAAGCTCATTTTTACAATGCGTTCCCTGTAAGTTTGACTCCTATGGAATACTCAACTGAGGTTACAGACATTGAGTATTTAAGAGCAACTATTACATTTAAGTACACGTACTTTAAACTTTTAGATAAAAACGACAAACAACTGACATTATGAGTTTACAAAATCAGATTATTGATGAGTGGAGAATCGATGCTGATATGGGTGATGACCTATTTGAGGCAGCAAGAAACATTCCAATTCTTCACTCCAAATGGATTGACAAGTATTTGAGAATCCAATCACTGAAAAAAGAAAAAGAATACGAGTACAACAGAATATACAAACAGAAGTATAGTTATTATATGGGCAGAGAAGAGGATGCCCCTGATGAAAAGATCATGAAGACAGAAGTTCAAATCTACATCAATGCCGATGATGAGATTATTAGATTAAGGGCAATGGTAGATTTGTATGAGAAGTTAGAAGGCACTGTAAAAGAGATTCTAAATAATATTAACAATCGTTCTTTTCAAATTAAAAATGCGATTGATTGGTTAAGATATTCTAGAGGTATAGATGAGTGACGTTATTATCCGAAAGAAAAATGAAGTATACCTTCAATTAAAGACACCACCACATATTTCATACGAGTTATCTGATCACTTTACTTTTGAAGTAGAGGGGGCACAGTTCATGCCTGCCTATAGACAGAAGTATTGGGATGGAAAGATCAGATTATTCTCACCTGGCACAGGAGAGATCTATGCTGGATTGAGGGAGTATATTGAACAGTTCTGTCAAGAGCGTCAATATACCTATGAGTATGCAGACAATGACTTCTTTGGTATGCCCAATGCTGAAGATGAGTTGGTATCTTTTGATGGAGTAAAATCATTCACCAAACGTTTCTCACCCATTAAAGCAAGGGACTATCAGTACAAAGCAATTTACGAAGCACTGAGAAAGAGAAGGAAACTAATTGTATCCCCTACGGGATCAGGTAAGTCCTTTATGATCTATTCTATTGTTCGTTTCCTTCAAGAAACGGGTCAGAAAATTTTGATTGTGGTTCCAACCACCTCCCTTGTCGAACAAATGTACAAGGATTTTGAATCTTATAGTTGGGATGCTGAAGAATTTTGCCATAAAGTATATGCTGGTCATGAGAAAGTATCTCCCAAACCAGTAACTATTACTACATGGCAGTCAATCTATAAGCAGCAGAGAAAGTATTTCGAATGCTTCAGTGCTGTCATTGGAGACGAGGCGCATCTTTTTAAAGCAAAGTCCCTAACAGATATTCTTACCAAACTACACCATGCCAAGTATCGTGTTGGATTTACTGGAACCCTAGATGGTAGCAAGACAAATAAACTTGTCCTAGAGGGTTTGTTCGGTCCTCACGAAAAGATCACAAACACAAATGAGCTAATTAAACAAGGGCATCTTTCTAGATTAAAGATCAAGATTATATCACTGAGGCATAACCATGTCAAGTTTGATAGTTATCATGAAGAGATTGATTACTTGGTCTCACATCCTAGAAGGAACAACTTTATCAAAAATCTTTCATTAGATCTTTCAGGTAATACCTTGGTACTATTCAACTATGTTGAACGCCATGGTGAACCACTATATGAATTAATAAATAATAGTGCAAAGGATGGAAGAAAAGTATTCTTCGTACACGGTGGGATTGATGTAAAGGACCGAGAGGAAATCCGAGCAATCACTGAGCAGGAGTCCAACGCAATCATCATCGCTAGTTATGGTACTTTTTCCACAGGCATCAACATTAAGAACTTACACAACATTATTTTTGCTTCCCCTTCAAAATCCAGGGTAAGGAACCTCCAGTCAATTGGTAGGGTATTAAGGAAAGGAGATAACAAAAATACAGCAGTTCTTTATGACATTGCTGATGACACATCAAAAGATTCAAACAATCCAAACTATACTTTGCGCCATCTTTTTGAAAGAGTAAAGATCTATAATCAAGAGAATTTTGATTATGAGATAATCAACGTTAAATTAAAGAACTAAGTATGGGACCATTTTACGCAAGTATCAAATTTAAAACTGGAGAAGAAGTATTATGCTATGTCAAGGATGCCAATCCTGAAGATGATCTCATTATGATTGAGAATCCTATTGAAGTAGAAGAGATTGACATCCCTGGAGTAGTTCAGGGTATGAAACTCAAAGCATGGTTGAAAGTGTCTCACCGATCTCAATTCATTATCTCAGGTGAAGACATCGTAACAATTACCGAAGTTCCAACTCATGTAATTAGTTTTTACATCTCTTCTCTTAAAAAACTAGAGGATCTGAATACTAAAAGACCCTCTCCACCTAGAAGGAGGCAGAGGGGGCGCATTCCATTAGATAATGATATGGGATTAATTTCCTCTATAGATGATGCTAGAGAGTTACTAGAACAAGTATTTTTAAAGGATATCAAAGATAATAAAGAATCTTAAAGATCTCTAAGTACTTAAAGCTTTTTCTCAACTGTGACCCAGTTATTATACACAGATACGGGGGTCTTGTCAAGCCCCCCTTTATGTGCTACAATGTCATGAGAAGACAATTTAGTTTCAATGTCAAAACAAAAAGAACATTACGTAAACAACAAGGACTTCTTACACGCAATTATCCAGTATAAGAACCGAGTAGAAGCAGCACAAAAAAATGGCGATCCAAAACCACCTGTCGGTGAGTACATCGGGGGGTGCTTTCTCAAGATTGCTACCCACCTTTCCTACAAACCAAACTTCGTCAACTACATGTTCAAGGATGACATGATTGGCGATGGAATTGAGAATTGCATTACTTACATTGATAACTTCGATCCCGAAAAGTCAAAGAACCCTTTCGCTTATTTTACTCAGATCATCTACTACGCTTTTCTTCGTAGAATCCAGAAGGAAAAGAAGCAAGTTGACATCAGACAAAAGATGATCGAGAAGTCAGGGTACAGTGAGGTATTCACTGCTGACGAACTTGGCAACGATGTGTACTACGACGGCATTAAGAATTCTCTCGAACAAAAAATGAGGGGTTGAAATGAAGGTTGCGATTATCACTGACCAGCACTTCGGTATGAGGAAGGGTAGTCAGATCTTTCATGATTACATGAAGAGATTTTATGATGAGGTCTTCTTCCCAACCCTAGACAAATATAAGATCGATACTGTTATTGATCTTGGGGATACTTTTGACAATCGTAAGTCAATTGATTTTTGGTCCTTGGATTGGGCAAAGGAAAACTACTACAGCAAACTTGCTGACCGTGGTTGTGCTGTATACACCGTGGTTGGTAACCACACTTCCTACTATAAGAATACTCTAGACCTGAATGCAGTTAAACTGTTATTGACTGAGTATCCTAATATTGTTCAGATCACTAATCCACAGACACTTAACGTTGGTGGTATGGACATCTGCTTTGTTCCTTGGATTTGCGTTGAGAACGAAACTGAAACCTTTGAAGAGATCTCAAATACCAAAGCAAAAATTGCGATGGGTCATCTTGAGTTGTCTGGGTTTGAGGCACACGTTGGATACTACATGGATCATGGCATGAGTCGTGATGTCTTTTCTAAATTCAAGAAAGTATTTTCTGGGCACTTCCATCACAGGTCACACTCCGATAACATTTACTATCTGGGTAATCCATATCAAATGTATTGGAATGATTATGGAGATGTTCGTGGGTTTCATTTGTTTGATACTGAAACTGCTAAACTGCAATTCATCAAGAATCCGATCAACATGTTTGAGAAGATCTTCTACAATGATGAGACCACAAACTATGCTATGATTAGTGGAGAGCATTACAAGGACAAGTTCATCAAGTTGATTGTAGAGAAGAAAAAGAACTACTATGACTTTGATATGTTTATTGAGCGTCTCTATCAAGTTGGAATTCATGAACTGAAAATTGTTGATAATACCCACGAAGATATTGAGACATCTGGAGACATTGAAGTTGAAGGTACTATGTCTTTCTTAGAAAAATATATTGATGAAATTGATTACGAAGAAAAAGACAATCTTAAAAATCTTATAAATTCAATATACGTTGAATCACTTCAAGTAGAATAATGTACTTGCTAGCAATCAAAGGAAAAGAAGAACAGGGGGCATATGCTCCTCAACTTGGAGACACTCATGTGCTCTATCTTTTTCTCGAAGAAGAAGATGCCGAAAGACACTCTGAACTTTTGCTTGCAGATGATTACCCCGAGATGACTGTGGTTGAAGTTGAAGATGACGTTGCCATTGAAATTTGCGAAGAAAACGGTTATGCTTATTGCATAGTCACACCCGAAGACATTGTAATTCCCCCTAAACTAGATGATTGAATTCAAAACTATTAAATGGAAGAACTTCCTTTCTACTGGGAACAACTTTACTGAGATTGATTTAACCACTCATCAGAAAACTTTAATCATTGGAGAAAATGGAGCAGGCAAGTCCACTATTCTGGATGCTCTTTGCTTTGGTCTTTTCAACAAACCATTTCGTAAGATTAACAAACCTCAACTGATCAACACTATTAATTGTGCAGATTGTCGTGTTGAGATTGATTTTACAATTGGCAGTATTAACTGGAGAGTTGTTCGTGGAATGAAACCCACTCTGTTTGAGATCTACAAGAATGATAATCTTTTAGATCAAACTGCTGCTGCTGTTGATCAGCAAAAGTGGTTAGAACAAAATGTTCTCAAACTGAATTATAAATCATTTACTCAAATTGTTGTTCTTGGATCTTCTACTTTTGTTCCTTTCATGCAGCTGCCTGCTGCTGGTCGAAGGGAAGTCATTGAGGATATCCTTGACATTAGAATCTTTTCCACAATGAATGTAATTCTTAAAGAAAGGGTAAAGGTAGTTAAAGAAGAGGTTAGTGATCTTGAGTATGCTGTATCAATCTTGAGAGAGAAAGTAGATGTACAACGTAAGTACATTCAGAACCTCAAAGATCAGAGTGAACAGAACAAAGAAGAGAAAGAGAATGTCATCTCAGTACTAGAAGAAAACATTCGACTTAAGAAAGAACAAGTTGAAAGTTACATGTCTAAAATGGATGCTTTGAACGAAGAGGTTGAGAAGTATTCTGATGTTGATGCTAAGGTCAATAAACTGAGGGAGTATGACATTACCTTTAGTGGTAAAATCAAGGAGTTGACTAAAGAGCAAAAGTTTTTTGCCGACAATGCCAGTTGTCCTACTTGCAATCAAGAGATTAGCGAAGATCTTAAAGAGACCAAGATTACAGAAACGACTGGTAAGATTGAAAAGTTCAAGCAAGCACTTGATAAACTTTCTAACGATCAGAAGGAAGTCAATAAAGTTCTTTCTGAGAGAAAGGAAATTCTGGATACCATTAGTGAAGTACAATCTAAAATTAGGGAGTGTTTCAAAGAGGTAGAATGGAATGAGCGACGTGTTGCTGATACGTTGAACGAGATTGGGTCTATCAACTCTAATGATTCTCTTATTGTTGAGGAAACCGAGAAGATTAAAACCTTGATAAATCAAGGTAAGTCCCAGGAACTGCAACGTCGTCAGTTAATTAAAAAGCAAACTGAACTTAAAATTGTTTCTGAAATTCTTAAAGATGGTGGAGTCAAGTCCAGCATCATCAAGAAGTATCTTCCTGTGATGAACACCTTGATCAATAAGTATCTTCAGGAACTTGAGTTCTATGTGAACTTCAATCTTGACGATACCTTTAATGAAACGATCAAGTCCAGATTCAGGGATGAGTTTTCTTATGCTTCTTTCTCTGAGGGTGAGAAAATGAGGATCGATTTGGCACTGCTGTTCACGTGGAGAGAGGTTGCCAAACTGAAGAACTCGGTCAATACCAACCTTCTCATTTTGGACGAAATTTTCGACAGTTCGCTAGATAGTAACGGCACTGCTGACTTCATCAACATCCTTCGAAATATTACGGAGGGTAACAATGTGTTCGTTATCTCACACAAGCAGGACATCCTGCACGATAAGTTCGATAACGTGATACAGTTCAAGAAGGTCAAGAACTTCTCCAAACCCGTACAGATCAATGAAAGTACCTAACTGGCAACACCACAGTAAGAAGGATCAGAAGCGTCGCCTGAAACCTCAGGCAATGAGAGCACGAAAGGAGGCGCTCAGACAATTTAAAAAGCGTCACATGGGTCGTCCGAAAGGGCGACCTTTTTCTGTATCATATGTCCATACTGATTCGGACTTCCAATGATCACCTTTTCCCACGAAGTCAAAGACAACCTTGCTCGCTTGCTCGCTACTGAGAACCTGATTGTTGAGCACAAGCAAGTCAGCACTGCATCCTTTGACGTACAAGAACGTGTCTTGACTCTGCCTATGTGGCAGAAAGCTTCCTCCATTGTCTATGACCTTTTGGTTGGTCATGAAGTTGGTCATGCACTGTATACCCCTAATATCGACTGGCGTGAAGACAACTACAAGAATGTTCCTCCTTCCTTTGTGAACGTTGTTGAGGATGCTCGCATTGAGCGTTTGATGAAGTGTAAGTTTCCTGGGTTTGCTAAGACCTTCCACAAAGGATACAAAGAACTTTCTGATGATGACTTCTTCAGCATTGCTGATGAAGATCTGAGCAAGATGAATCTGATTGATCGTATCAACCTTCACTTTAAGATCGGACTCTTTACTCCTATCCCATTTTCTCAGGAAGAGAATAAGTTTGTTGAGTTGGTTGAAACTTCTGAAACGTTTGCTGATGTTCTTGAGGTTTCTTTGATGCTTTTCGATCATGTCAAGAAAGAGAATGAAGATCGTAAGAAAACCGATCTTCCCCTTAACCCCAAACAAAACAATAGCGAACCATCCTCTAATAGCAACGTCACTGAGGTAGAGACACCTAACAGCGAGCAGAGCGACCTTACAGGCGATTCTGAGGGGGATTCTGAGGGGTCTGGAGAAGAGGTTCAATCTGACAAGGTATCCAGCACTCCTGAAGGTGGACTCTCTAATGACTTTGAATCTCAAACCGAAAGTGCTTTTGAGAAGAACCAGCAGAAACTAATCAACCATGGAATGATGGAAACCACCTATGTTGAGTTTCCAGAAGTTATTCTTGATAACGTAGTTATTCCCACTGCTGAAATATCTGCACTTTGTAAGAACTTCTACTCTACTGATTTTGTTGAGGGTACTTGGCGTAAAGAAGTTTACGAGCAATCACTGAATCACTACGCTCACTATAGGAAAGAGGCATCTCGTGGTGTGTCGTATCTTGTCAAAGAGTTTGAGTGTAAGAAATCAGCAGATGCATATGCTCGTGCTGCAACCTCTCGTACTGGAGTTCTTGATACCTCTAAACTCCACACTTACAAGTACAATGATGATCTCTTTAAGAAGGTAACTATCATTCCTGATGGAAAGAGTCACGGTCTGGTCTTTGTTCTTGACTGGTCTGGTTCTATGCAAGATGTTATCCTTGATACAGTCAAGCAACTTTTGAATCTTGTGTGGTTCTGTAAGAGGGTCAACATTCCTTTCGAGGTTTATGCATTCACCTATGACTATTCAGATACCCGAGAGTCCTACGAGGACGATGGTTCTGAGATTCAAGTTCTTGAAAACAATACTCTTTACATGTACAGGAACTTCCGTCTTTTGAACATGCTTTCTCATACTCGTAATTCTGCTGAGTTTGAGGTTGACTGTAAGAATATTTTTACTCTTGCCTATGCTTTCCAAAAGCGGTCTTGGGATCTTTGCCCTGCTGGTCTGGGACTTTCTGGAACTCCTCTGAATGAATCTTTGATTGTTCTTCGTCAACTGCTTCCTAAGTTCATCAAGGATAATAAACTCCAGAAAGTTAACACTGTTATTCTTACTGATGGTGAATCTGCAAGCATTGCTCGTGTAGTTAAAACCAAAGATTACTACGACAAAACCAAAGATCGTTGGGGTCGTGTTGGATTGAATGGTTCTTGCCAAATTCGAGATCGTAAACTTGGTCGAGTTTACAAACCCTCTTGGAATGATCACTACTGGAAAGGTGGTGTTACTCACATCCTTCTTACTAACTTGAGGGAGAATCTTCCCCAGGTTAACTTCATCGGCATCCGAGTTCTTCCTAGTCGTGATGTTGCCAATTTCTTCCACACTTATGCTGGAGAATATTCTGAGTCAACTAAGAAAGTGTGGAAGAAGAATCGTTCCTTCATTATCAAGGACAATGGTTACGATGCTTTGTATGCTATGTCTTCTACATCTTTGAATGAAAGTGATGAATTTGAAGTTTCCGATGATGCTACAAATGCTCAGATTCGCACGGCATTTAAGAAATCTCTCAAAGCAAAGACCCTTAACAAAAAGATTCTCAGTTCTTTTATTGAGTATGTCGCTTAAGGAACTGTCCACACCACCCCAATCTGGGGTGGTTCTACCCCTAT